TTAGAGGAAGCCGAGCTCGATGGCCCGGTTATGAATGCAATTGGCGACCAGCGAATAACCGGCGGCATTGAGGTGCGTCGCATCGCTGCGCAGGCTGTCGGGAACCACCCCGGCAGCAATGTCGGAGTCGTCTTGCGCGGTGGGCGTGATCTCGACTTCCGAGAGCGCGGCGTAGCTGGCGAGGTATTCCTGCAGGTTCACAAAGCGCCGCCCGAAGGCCGCCAAAAATTGCGCATGCATGGGCGCACGGTAATCCAGCGTGGATGTGGTCAAGCCGAGAACCAGGAACCGCTTGTCCAGCGCGTCCATCCAGTCGATCCCCGCCCGGATTCGGGCAATGATGTCGGTGGCATCGTTGGTGCCGTCATTCTGGCCCCACCAGAACAAGTGGATGTCGCCCTTGTGCGCGGTTGCCGCCGTGATCAACGGGGCCGGACGGGGCACCGGAACCGTCGATCCAGAGGCGGCGCGGGAAAAGGTGTAGGTGCCGCCCGATTCCGACAGCGTTCCCGCCACCCCTTCCAGTGTGCAAGGATTGAGGCCTGCGCTTCCCTGCAGGAGGGGCGCAACAGCGCCGCCATCGGTGCCGGTCAACGTGACCGTGACGCCGCCGGATGCCGGGAGTTGGTCACCGGCTGGCGTGGCGAGATAAGGCAAGGCCCCAACCCGCCCGGCGATGGTGCGCGAGCCCTCGCCCCCGACGCCAAGATTGGTCACCACCCGCCCGGTCAGGCCAGCCAGAACGGAGGGATAGCTTATCCCGCCACCACCCGACCCCGCCGTCAGACTGTCCCCGGAGGCTACGAAGTTCGGCCCGGAAACAACGCGGCCCGAAACCTCCATTGCGGCCAGAATGTTATCAATGACGCGTTTCGTGAAGCGGCCATCGGGGCCGACTTCCAGATCCGTTCGGCGGCCCTGCTCATCCACAAAGCCGAAGAGAACCCCGGATTCGTCCAGAATGTCCTCTGTCGCCATCATTGCAGGAGTGTTGCCCGCCGTCAGCTTTGCGCCGATCTGATCCGCCGCCTGGTCCGTTGGCCCGCCATCCGGCGCGGTCTCCATCCATGTCCGCCGCCCTGCGCCATCAACAACAGCAAACACAGCCCCGCTCTCTTCGGCGAGCTCTTCTGCGGCGACCAGACCGTCAAGGTCTTCTGCACCAGCCGCGCCCAGGTTGGCCCGCGCCGCATCCGGGTCCGAAACATCCGACAGGTTGTTCCCTGCCGCCAGAAGCCCGGTCAGGGACGCAGCATCGCCAGCGAGGTGAACGGCAATCGCATCCGTCCCAAGAACGAAGGTATCCGGCGCGGCGACGGCCAGCACGTAGGACTTGCCGCCGCCAAAGGTGCCTTCCTCCACATAGAAGGCCGACAGGTTGACCTCTGACGCCTCATCGACGTCCGCAGGGCGCGTCCAAGCGCCAGAGGCTGTCACCCAAGGCCCATTCTCCGCCGGGTCCGTTTGGGCCGTCAGAAGGACACGGCTGGCACTGGTCAGCACATCGTCAATCGTCTGCTCCCCGGACAGCACCTTGTTCACGGTTGCCCGAAGCTGAACGCTTTCACGCGGTCGCAGGCCGGTGATGCCGAAGGTGGACTCTTCCATCGCCGCGATGCGGCCCTCAACGTCACCACCCCAGCCGCGAATTTCCGATTTTTTTGGCCCGTGCGCCTCATCTTCCGGCTTGCCGTCGTTGTTAGGACCGACCTGGTCACGCCAAATCTGGCCTGCGCCCCCGTGTGGAAACACCATGCTTTACACCTCTTGATGTCTGTAAGTTCAGGTAATTGTGGCCGTCACGGGCCCTGCGTCAGTCGCGGAATCCTTGATCGACACATCGACGGAACGCGCCGTCCAATCGAAGGTGCCGGGGCTTGAGCTGTCCGACAAAGAAATCGCCGCCCCCGGCCCGGAATAGATCGAGCCAACCAACACCCCGTCGCGGTAGACTTCCGTTTTCCACAGCGATGCGGAGGCAGAGGCCGTCAGTTCGACCAGCGCCACACCGCCGCTCTGATCGGTGACCGTAAGGCCGGTGGGCGGCAGAGGCGGATCAACCACCGCAACCGCAACCACGTTCTCAACAATCACTTCTTCGCCCTCGACCCCGCCGGGCGTGACAAAGGCCACGCTGACGTCATAGGCCTGCCCGTCCTGCAGTCCGGAAATCTCGACCGACGTGGCTTCATCGTTGACCGGCACGTCTTTCCAGTTGTCCTCGCCCGCCTTGCTGTAGCGCACCACAGGCGAGAGCGCATCGCTCGGCGGCGCGGCCCAGCCTGCGGAGATCCCCGCGACGAAGGTGTTTGCAGCCGCCTGCACCCCTGCCCCTCCCGCGACCACGTTTTCAGGCACAGGAACGCCCTCCTCGTTGTCCGGCTCCGGCAGCTCCTGCACCGCGCCTTGCTCTTCCAGCGCCAGAGAATAGGCCGCTGAATCAACCTTGCGCAAGACCAGGGCGACAGCCCGCAGAAGGCCTTTCTCGAAGCTCAGAGAATAGCGCGCGACCTCATAGTCCCCCACCAGCGCCAGTTGCGGCATATCCAGCGCGATTGTGTCCTCATAGATCGCAGGCAGCGCTTTGGGTTTGCAGAGCAGCGAGACCTCCTGCTTGGGGTTGTCCCGCTCCATGTGGATTTTCATGCATTGCCGTGCCTGCCGATGTGACGGGCACATGATCAGCGTCTTGTCCGGTCCGGTCAGAACCTCCCCGTCTTCTGCCACCCGCACATCATCCCGCCATGGCTCGGCATCCACTTCGATGTAGCCAAGGTCCTGACTGGTGAAGCGCCCTACCACCTGGTTGTAGCGGTCCAGCAAGTCCGGGCCGGGGTTGACCTCCTGCACTTCGAGGATGTCGCCGAAACCAAGTGTGAACTCCGGCGGCTCCCAAGCCCCAACCTTCAGCCCGATCTTGCCAGTGGGCTTGAGGCGCACCCGCCCTGCGCAGGCGGTCAGCATGCGGCCCAGCACATCCTGCGGCTTCTCATTCAGCAGGAACGACCCGGCGAGGCGGAACATCTTTTCCGTCCCGCCTTCCGCCAGGGCGACATCGCGGTCACAGATGTCCGCCGCCGCGACGATGTCATTCACGTCAAAGGCGTCGGGCCGATTGAGCCCGTCCGGCAGCGAAGCATAGTGATTGATCACCAGCGCCGCGTTTTCCGTGAAACCGGACAGGCCGCTGCGCGGATCAAAACACGCCGCCGTCTCGGCCAGAACCTTCAAGGTCGGCTCCCCGTTGGGGAACACCTTCTGAAACTTCGTGGCGCTGACCGACCGCGCCCAAATCATGCTGGTCCAAAGGCCATCGAGGCGATGATCTGCGCTCCACTCTGGCCAAATGCCGGTTATCTCTCCGTAGTGGGTGCTGGGCACCGTGCCATCACGTCCGAGCACTCTGACTTTCGGATTGATGGTCGCACCGCCATTCCGCCGCCGCACGTATGGCGGGTGATCGCGGTCCACATAGCCGTCCGGATCCAGAGGCACGGCACGGCTATCGAGCTGCACCTCCAGAACGGAGGTGATCTCGCCGTGACCGTGCACAATCACGCGATAGGAGGCCCCGTTTTTCGCCCGGTGAAATACGATATTCCCACCCACCAGAACGCGCCCCACGTGACCGATGCGCGGCCCGGTGGCGCTCTTGTTGTTGATCTGGATGTTCTCTGGCTTGGCCGCGTCGGGAAGTCTTGGCGCTGTCAAAGCACTCAGTGCCAAAGACCCGGCCACGTTCAGCGCAATACCAGCCCAGGTCAAAGACCCGGCAGCCGTAACTAAAGCAACCGTGCCTCCGGCACCGAATAGCCCCGGAAGCAGCGCGCCTAATGCTGGTGCCATGACCACCCCCGCAGAACCGTGAAATCATCCGTGATCTGAAGGCCGGACTTCATCCGCAGGACCGCACGCCCGTCGAGGATCAGTCCGCACAGCGTCTGACCGTCGCTGCCATCATCCAGAGACAAGACCGCCGCCCCGTCGCCGCTCAGATCCCGCAGCCCCGGCCAGCGCATGCGCGGTTCGATCAACCGTAGCAGCCCGCCTGCCTTCTGGATCATGCGCCGACTGGACGCCGCCTTGCTGTACGTCCCGCGCAGATCGGCGGCAGGATCAAACCCTGTCTCAAACCGGACGGCGGAAGCCGCCCAAAGCGCGCAGTCGTTTTGCCCCCAGACGAATGGATCGTCTCGGGTCAAGGCAATGAAATCAGCCAGCATCTTACCAGTCAGTCCACTTGATCAGCTTGCCCGCCTCTGTGACGAACTGCAGGCCTTCGTCGGTGGCGTGCCGGCGCTTTTGGTCGAAGTAGGTCAGCATCCCGTAGGGCGGCACGCCTTTGCGAGCCAAAAGGCTCTCTGTGGTCAAGCGCACAATGGCCCCGCCACGCAGAACCGAAACCGTCATCCTGTCCATGAACCCTATGTCGACTGCGAAAGGATGACCCTCCGGCGCTTCGGTTTCGGGATCGAAGAGCTGCAAGAAGAGCCCCGCATCTCGCCCCCGATAGTTCGACACATCACCCACCATGGCCACAACCCCGGCGGCCCAGGTCTCGCTTTGATCGTTGTCGATCATCTCATCAGGCATGCCGAGCTGGTACTCGCGGAACGGCGCAAGTTGGCCATCCCCGCCGGTGACTTCCGGCAAGCCCACCAGAAGCCCACCGCCCGCGCCCCACTCATGGCCCCACTTCAGATCCGTGAACGGCACGTTGCGATTGCTCAGACGGATCGGCTCATCGGCAAAGTCCAGATGCAGCATCACCGCCACCATCACCGCCCCGCCCGAGATCAGCTCCATGACCGGCGCGCGGTACTCTTCAGGCTGCGCCGCGACAAACTCCATCATCGGTCGAAGGCCTCTGTCACCCGCAAGCGCATTCTTTCTGAATGACGCCCAAACTGCTGGAACACGCGCCATCCGGCATCGTTGCGCAGACGGACCAGGACGCTAGGCATGGTCACCGCCACGGCATCGCCCGCGCTCACCGGCTCACGCAATGGCGGATTGAACACCACTGTACCGTCGGTATTTTGCTCGACGCGGTAGAGGAAATCATTGATCGAAAAGAACGACCCAACCGCAAGGCTCCGCCCCAGAAACCCGTCCAATTCAAGCGACGAAGCCCCCGCCGCCGCGCCACTGACAACGGTCGGCTCGGCGTGATCCGGCAGCGCGAAACCCGCACCATCGTCAAAGCTGCTGCCATCCCCGAAGAGAACAAAGCCCCGCGCAATGTCCTCCGGCGCGATGCCAATGGAGCGCAGAAACGCATCCTCATCACCCTCGAAAGTGGCTGTCCCGAAGTTGGGAAAGGTGATGCGCAGGAGATTGGCGCGCCCGCGCAGCTGATCACCGACAACCGCGGCCAAACGCGCTGCCGACGCCCTCAAAGGCGGGATTTCAATCTCGGACACCCACCGACGGTTTTCCGTAAAGACAACCTGTTCGCGGCCATCCAGGCCAGCGCCTGCAGAAGTTGTGTCCGTCTCCAACCAAAAAGGCGCATGCCGCACCGGGACCACCGGCGGCAGATCAATAACCCGAACCATGTCTTAACCTCGCCTCTGATCCTGCTGGATCATCCGATTGCTCGCCTGGATAACCTGCATGGAGGACGTCCGGCCTGCATCCGCAGCCACCACGCGCAAGTCTTCTGAAGATTCGACAACGAGATGTGCCGTCATCGGCGGACCATCCCCAAGCGTTTGACCGGGTTTCGTGATATGCACGCTTTCATTCGGACTGGCGCGGAACGCGACCACCTGGCTGTCGATGCCTCCTGCCCCGCCGACATCGAATGAACCGCCATTGGCAAAGCCTACCAGGCCGCTGAACAGCCCGCCGAGCAGCGTTCCGGCCAGGCTGCCGGATCCCCCAACCTTGGACACCAGCGCCGCCTTGGCCTGTTGGGCGAGGAACTTGGCCAGCGACTTTGCCACACCCGCCAGAACCTCTTCGAAGGACTTGAAACCGCGAATGCCCTCGCCGATCAGCTTACCGATCCCGCCGAAGACGCTGTTCGCAGTCTTCCCAATTTCGGCGAACGCATTCTCTGTTTGCTCAGCTTCACCCTTCACTTCAGACATGTTGAGCGCGTCGGACATCTGCGCGACCGCGCCACTGACAAGGCCCAAGCCGCCCTTAATCCCCTGGACCAGACCGTCAATGATGTAGCCACCGAATGACTTAAAGACCCGGGACGGAGAGTGGATGCCAAGCACATCCTTGAAGCCTTGAGCAATGCCAGTGCCGAGCCCGCCGACATAGGCCTTCAGATCTTCCCATTTTTCCTGCAGGCCGCGCTTGATGCCCGCAACGATTTCGTAGCCGATATTCAGTGCCGCCTCGACAACATCCACCAGCAATTGCGCCAGCGCGTCCAGAACATCCGCCCCGAAATCCTTGATGACCTGAACACCGGCCTCCCAAACCGCGCCGAACTCGCCGTTCAGCATGGCTTCGATGCCCACAGCCAACCCGTGAAGCGCAGCCTTGATCCCGTCAAAGGCAATGCGCCCAGCCTCAAACAGAGCAGCAAACGCCTCTTTCAGCACCGACAAGGCCTGTTCGATCACGCCGGTGATCGCCGGGAAGTCCTCTTTCAAACCTTCCCAATTTGCATAGATTGCCACGCCCACTGCCGTGACGGCCGCTGCGAGAAGTCCAAACGGTGACAGCAGCGCCAATACAACCCCGGCCAGAGGCGCAAGGGCGGTCAGCATCAAGCCGAGACCGGCAACCACGGGGCCAATGGCGGCTGCAAGCCCGCCGACGATCACGACAAAGCGCTGCGTCTCCGGAGACAATTCCTGAAACCGCTCCGCCAGCCCTTTCACATAGCCCGCGATGTCGGCGAGGATCGGCAGAATAATCGCGCCGACCTTCTCCATGGCATCGCCTATCGCGTTCATGGCTTGCGTGATCTTGCCACTGTCCGTGTTCGCCAGAGCTTCGGCCTGCCCTTTGTACTGCCGCTCAAGCTCCGCCAGCATCACCGCTTGCGCCCCTGCCACGTCACCGGCCTCAGCCATGGCCTTGATCAGCGCCTTCTGCTCTTCGGTGAACGACACGCCAACCCGGCTCAAGGCTGAGAGACCCTGCACCGGGTCATTCAGCGCTTTGCCGAGCATGATTGCGGACGATTGCAGATCCTGCCCCAGCCGGGCGGACAGATCGACCGCCGCCTGCTGCGCGCGGGCAAACACGTCGCCCGAGATATTGCCAAAGGTCAGAAGGTTTGCAGTCACCTTCGACAGGATCGCCTCGTCGCCGTAGAGCGATTTCTCCTGCAACGCCGACGCCATCTCTTCGAGCTGCGAAAGCGTGTAACCCGCGCCATCGCCCATGCTTTCCAGCGCAGCGCTGACAGAGGCAATCGCCCTCTCCTGCTCTTTCTGAGCTGCCACCGATTTGTAGGCCAGACCGACAAGCGGCGCAGTCAAACCGGCAGTCATGCGGGCACCCGCCCGGCTCAGTGTCCGGCCCGTGCGCTGCATGTCCTTGCGGAACGCGGCAACCCGCTTTTGCGCAGCCCCAACCCCATCGTTGAAGGATGCGCTATCCATGCCCAGAACAACGCGCAGCGCGCCGATGATGGCATTGCCCATACCCATTGCTATTCTACCTCTCCGCCAAACGCTGCGTTAAAGGCCTGCGCGATGGCCTTCTGCTCCTCCCAGGACTGCCGTTTTGGCCGAACTTTGGTGGAGCTGATTTTCTTGAATTCGGGAAACTTCTTCGGCTTGTGATAGCCGATCATGGTGAGATGCGCGGTCTGCCAGGCGTTGACCTCAAGGAACAATCGTTCCCGCTCGATCCGCTTGGCGGCCCCGCTCATCACAAGCCCGATTTCCCGCAGGGTCAGATGCCAGAACAGGTCAGGGGCCTGCCCGGCCTCAACCCATGCTTCGAGAAGGGACGCCCAGTCTAGGACGTCCCCTTCTTCTTTTTTCCCTTGGGTTTTCCGGCACTGGCATCCGGCTTCGGCATGCTGTCAGCGACGGCCTTGCCGGTCATTTCCATCGCTGCCGCGATCCCGCCCGCCTTCGTCATCAACGCCCCGGCCTCTCGAACCGACATGTTGGGGTGATGTTCCTGCAGGCCTGCCCAGAACAACAGCCGAATGTCCTTGAAGGAAAGGTTGGCCTCCCCTGCGCTTTCCAGCTTGTTCAGGAACGCCATGGCGGTGCAGCCGACAGCGTCTTCGAGCTCGCACATCCCGTTTGCAGTGTATTGCAACGAGTAGGTTTCACCATCGACGTCAAAGTCGATTTTGCCCCGAATTGGATTGCTCATCAGGCACCTCCACCAGTGGCAAAGGTCGGCTTGCCGGTGATCTTGAAGGTCGCCGTCGAAGTGATCCTCTCTTCGAGCGGGTCTTCGCCCTCAAAACCAGTGATGAAGGCGGTGAACGTCCAGCTCGATCCGTCCGGAAAGTCGATCGAATAAGTCACTGCAGCATCGGAATCAAAGTCCGCCAGCATCGCGGCATAAGCCGGTGTCGACGGCTTCGACTGGATTTGAACGCTGACCTCGCCGCCGTCCTTCAGCCCGGCAATGAACTCACGCCAGCCTTCCGGCGAACTCATATGCGTGGCGTCCACCACGTCGCGGCTTATAGATGGCGGCGTGATGCTGATCACCTCTCCAACCGTGGTTGTGCCGCGCTTGAAATCGGACCCAAATCCGATCTGTGCGTCTGCCATTTTCAGGCCTCCTTGTACCAGCTGATTTGAAGATCAACGCTGATGCGGAACAGCTGGCGTTCCTCACCGGTTGTCTTGTCCGTCAGGTCGCGCTCATCGCTCACGAAAACACCCTGAAAATGGATGCCGCCGGATGTGCCGCGATAGCCTGACAGGAAGTCGTCCACCGTCCGCGACACAGCCTTCGCGGCGGCATAGGTTTCGGCCCAGGCGTCCACCTGAACCCGTGTTGAGCGCAGCGCCGAAGCGCCCGCCATGTGATAGGCGCGCGGGTCGGAAATCACCGCCAGGTTCACATAAGGAAACCCGGACACGCTTCTGGGCTGCATGCGCCAATGAACCCGGTTTTCGACCAGAGCGGCCAGGGGCGCATGCCCCAACATGAGGGCTGTCAACGCTTCGTTCATCGCTTGGCCCTCTTCGCTGCGCGTCTTTGGTATCGGGCGATGGCTTTGACCACATCCGCCCAAAGGAATTCCTTGATCACATCCAGCAGCGAGCCTTTGTGCGCATCCCACGCAGGGCGCAAATGCGGCTCCGCCTCCTGATGCTCATTGCCAAATTCAGTCTGGATCGCACCCGGATCGTTTGGCCCGGCGTAAACCTCGACCTCGCTTTCCTTCCGCGACAGTTTGCGCTGGCGCTTGGTCAGGCGCGTGCCGACACCGTAGCTGGCTTTCAGATCCCCCATGCGCTCCGGGGCATTGCCGCGCCCGGCGTCCGCAATCGGCTGAGCCGCCCGTTTCAGGACCCGCCGCACGCTGGCTTTCGCCGCAGCTTTCGGCAAGTCCATCAAAGCGTTTTCGAGATCCCGGAAACCCTGGACCTTAAAGCTGGTGCGCATCGGTACTCACCGCCGAGATTTCCAGAAACAGGTTCCTGCCTTCCGACACCTGCTTGATGCCCTCGATCGACCAGCGACGGCCGTCGCAGTCAAACACATCAGCTGCTGTGATCTTCCGTGTCGCCGGTCGGGAAAGCAGAAGAAAGCGCGCCATCACGACACTGGCTTCTTTGCCAGCGGACACCCGCTCCTGATCGGAAACATCCCTCCGCCGAACCTTGGCCCGCAGCTTGGTCGGCGCACCCATGACCGGCTCGTTAAATGCGTTCCGGCTAGTTTCGCGCTCCTGCAGAAAGACCACCGTCCTGTCCAACTCCCCGAGGCCGATCATGACAAATCCCGAAACCCCGAAAGCAAGTCCCGAGCGCCAAGCGGAACCTCGTTGACAGTTCCGCTCGCCGTGGCCTCGCGATGGCTGAAAAAGTGGATCGCGATCATCCGATGCGCCTGTTCCAGATCAGCAGGGATTCCCGTTGAGAAGTCCGCAGTCAGGTCGCGGCGCGTGAACCGGCAGCAATAACTCCAGGCCGCGTCGATGAACGACTGCAGCATGGCATCCTCGACGGCGTCGCCTTCATCGAGGATGCCCAGAAAGGGCCGAAGATCAGCCGGCGTCATGTGGCTCACTTCTTAGCCTCTTCAAGCGCGGTCAATTTAGCCTTCAGATCAGCGTTTTCCGACTGTGCGGCTTCGAGCTGGGTCCCCGTTTCGGCCAAGTCGGCTGCCGATGCGCTCAGCTCGGCCTGAACCTTGACAAGTTTCGTTTCCGACTCGGACAGCGCCTTCTCCGCCTCGACGGCGCGCTGTTCTGCGGCCGCCAGCCGCTTTCCCGTTTCGGCCAAGTCGGCTGCCGATGCGCCCAGCTCGGCCTGAACCTTGGCAAGTTCTGCTTCCGACTCGGGCAGCGCCTTCTCCGCTTCAATGGCGCGTTGTTCTGCGGCTTCCGTCTCCGCCTCGGCCTCAGCCTTCGCCTTCTCGGCCGCCGCAAGTTTACCCCGCAGGTCTGCGGCAGACGCATCCACATCCGCAGGCGTCGCCTTCGGGGTAAACTGCATTGGCGCGGACCGCTCCTTTTCCGCCTGCGCTTTCGAGATTTTCTCAAGCGCGGGCGTGTCGCCCCCCAACAGAGGCAGAACATGCTTGCGGATGCCCCCGTCCTTTTCGTCGATTTCGTACACAACGCCATAGCGAAAAGTCCCTACGGTGGTGTGCCGCGTCGATAGTCCTTTGACGAACATAGTTTTTGTCTCCTGAAACGATTAACGGCGCTCTCTGAGAGCGCCGTTGATAGAGGATTGCAGACGCCGATCAGGCGAAGGTGAAGTTGCCCTTGCACATGGCCAGCGCGCGTTTGATCGCAAGAACAACCCGCTTCTTGGCTTTCATCGTCACCATGTCTTCGATGAAGTTCTGATCATGCTCCGTCGAAAGCGTAACCTCGGTTTCAGCGCGGTCATAGTAGGTTGCCGCCATGGCCAAATCACCGGCCAGCCATTCCCCTGCCGAGATGGTATTGGTTTCCGCAACGTCCTTGCCCCAGAGCCGCGGCGTCGCCTGGGCGCCAGGGTTGCCATAGATGTAGCGTTCATCGGTGCCGCCAACTTTCTGAAGCTCGATCGCGGCCCAGTCGGTTGGGTTCAGCAGGATTTCAGCGGGCATGTAGTTTTCCAGCGTGATCTGCAGAAGCGCCAGGCGCAAACGATCAATGCGGTTGGCGTTGGGCAGACCAGCCGCCGCGACAAATGCCGGCGCTTCAGTCAGCAAGCCAGACAGGTTTTCACCTACCCCGTCCCCGGCGACAATCTGGCTTTCTTCCTCGAAGTCGATCAGGTAACGCAGCTCGCCATCAACCTCCGACTGCAACTGGTCCGCGTCCTGGAGAGCCTCTTCGCTGATGTTGGTGTGCGTCGCGATCTTCTTGACGCGTTCGACGGCCTTGTCCCAACCGAAGTCCGATGCGCCACTGGCTGCGGTCTCAGCCACCATGCCTGCCCCGCTCGTGCGCAGAACCTGTTTGCGGTAGTGAACCTGATCCGATCCGGTCTTGGCCTGGGTCAACATCGAGCGAACAAGAAGGCGGCGGCGCGGCATACGAACCGGCTCACGTTCTTCTTCGTGATAGATCAAGCCGCCACCGGAACCCGTACCAGTGGTGACGGCGTTGGAGATGGTCAGGGACAGTGTGCCGCCCTTGTAGTTCTTCAGCTTCTCATGTTCCGCGACCACGGCCTGACCGAGGGTCATCACGGCGGATTTACCACCCGAGCCGCCTTCGGCGACTTGTTGGGAAATCTCCAGGACCTTGCCATCAACGCCCTCGACGAGCGCCTTCAACCCTTCAACGACCTTGTTGGTTTCGGTCTGAGCTGCAAGAAGCTTGTCAGCCGTCGCCTTGGTCTCGGCAGAAACATCGCCGGCCGTTTTGGCCTGTTTCAAGGCGTCTTCTGCGGTCTGTTTGATCTCGCCGTTCAGCTTGTCGAGCTGCTGACTGACCTTCTTCAGCATGACCTCCGGATCTTCGCCACCGTCTGCACGAACGCCGCCAATGATGGCTTTCGGGCGCGAGTCTGCCATTGCCGCCATGGCAATGGCGGGCATCATAAGCTTTTTCATCTGCTTACCTCTTTAAAGTGAGTTGAGTTTGTCCAGCGCAGATTGCGCCACTTCGGTAACGGCAGCGCTTGACGTGCCGGATGGGGCAGCGCCAGACATGCCCCCTTTCACAGCGGCGTACAGTTCACGCCGCTGGGATTTCGTGAAATCGCTGCGTGCCAGCGCGATGTCGATTTTCTTCTGGGCCGCCTGCGGTGTCAGAGCGGTAGAATTGGACGCACCAGACCCCACCTCTTCCGCGCCCAAAAGCCCGTCCGCAAACCCGTTTTCGACGGACTTTGAACCCGGGAGCCAGGTTTCCTTGTCCAGCATGTTCTGGATGTCCTTCAGATCCATTCCGGATCGGTCCTGGTACAGCTCGGCCGCGGCGAAGTCGAAGGGCTCAAGCCAATCCGCGACTTCGCGAAACGCGTGTCGGTCTCCCGCGGCCACCACCCATGTGTTGTGGATCATGAGGAATGCCGACTTCGCGATCAGGACATTGCTGCCCCCCATAGCTATGACCGACGCTGCCGATGCGGCAAGGCCAAGCACTTTGACCGTAACGGCGCCTTTCTCTCGTGCGTGTTCGGCCAACAGATTGTAGATCGCCAGACCTTCGAAGAAGTCGCCACCGGGTGAGTTGATGTTGACCACCACATCACGCGCCCCGATGTTTCGCAGCGCCGAAGCGATGCGCTTGGCGGTTACACCTTCCCCCCACCAGTCCTTCCCGATCGTGTCCAAGACCGAAATCGTTGCTTCATCATCGCTCGATGATGCACGAATATCCGGGTTCCATTGCTTCAGAGCTTTCAGCGAGAAATCAGACCGCAACCCGCGCTCGCGGACGTCCCCGAGATTGATCACTTTCGAAGTCATCACTTGTCCTTTCCGAGATTTTCGAGCGGCGTCATTTGCGCCTGCGCCAAAAGTTTGTCCGCGTTGGCGTCTTCATGGCGCGGCAGGTTGAGACGCGCCCGGCGCTCATTGGCCGTCATGGTCCCGCCCATGCCCAGCTTGAGCATCAGGTCACCCTTGGCCTTGCTGTCCATCTGGATCATGGCCTCGCGGTTGTATTCAAAATACTCGCTGCGGCGTTTCGCTGCCGGGATCAGGTCCTTCTTCAAACGCTTCTCCAAGCGAATGAGGAACGGGTTAATCCCCAGAGTCAGCCAGGAAAGCAGAATTGCTTCGACACCGCTGCCCCACATGGTCTGCCCCTCCGACGCATGCCCAATCACAATGGGCGGCACCCCGAACCAGCGGCAGATGTCTTCGATACTGAAGCGGCGCGTGTCGAGTAGCTGCGCATCCTCGGGATTCATTTGGAGCTGCAACCATTTCAGGCCCGCCTCAAGCACCATGGTTTTCCCTGACTTCTTGGAGCCCGTGTACTCATCCATAATCGCTTGCAGCTGATCGCGCTGGTTAGGACTCAATGTCTGATCTGAGTACAAGACCCCTGCAGGCATCGCCGAATTCGAAAAAATGGAGCTGGCCGTTTCGTCCGCAGCCAGAGCTGCACCGATCGAATTTGCGCCGTACCGGACTACGGACATTCCGAGCCCATCGCCCGCGCCAAAGCCACGCAGATGAAAAACCTTGTCAGCCGGCAGGACTTCCTTCTTGCCGCGGTCGATCACGCCATACCGAAAGCTCCCATCACGGCCGCGCTCTGGCGTGCACCCGAGCAAGGGACGAAGGCCGACAAGGCGATTGCCGATGAAAAGCCGTTCCGAATAGGCGTTGCCCTGCAACAAAGTCTGAGCAACCACCCCTTCCCAGTATTCCGTCGCGGTCTGATCGCGATTGGGAGAGTCCTTGATGATCTCCGCCAGATCATCGTCCATACGCTCTCGGCTCCCGCTGGACGTCTTGCGGTAGTGATCAACCGGCAAAGCCGAAATCATTTCGGCGGTCTTGCGCACGCAAGCCCAAACAGCGGAATGCTCCATTGATGACTTGGCGCTCACCATCGTTCCGGCTTTGGACGTCACGCCGCCCGAAACCCAGGGCGAGCCTCCCGCGTAAGGAACCCAACCGGCCCCCACAGAGTATTCGGCCCGAACGCCCTGGACGGCAGCTTTCAAGAAACGGATCATATGACCTTCACCGGGTTTGCAAGAAAATCATCCAGGCCCCGCCCTGACGGGACCGGATTGCGAAACATCAGCTCGGATGCGTTCAAAAGGCCGATCACAACGTCGATCTTGGCTGCACCGGCCAGTTCCTTTTCGATGTAAGAGTTAGACCGGCGCACCTCGACGCGGGCATTGCCGATCGACCATGCGAAAATCGGTTGAGCACCATGCAACATCAGGCGCGCTTTCAACCGCAGCGGCAGAGATTTGACCGCAGACTGCAACCGCCACCCCTGAGGAACAGACGTGATGAACGGCTCTTCAAGACCTTCCAGGTTCAAGGCTGTCAGCAGTTCAGGCAAACCCGCGATGTCGAGGCCAACAGCAAACTCTTCAGGCATCTTTCCCGTCGCCTTCAGTTTGCACGTCAGCTCCACGACCTGGTCGACGTGTTCGAAAGGCTGCGAACAGATCACCAGATCCCCGTCCTTCTTGAACGTTTCAAGTGACGGCGCGATCGACTTTCGAAGCTTCAGAACCTCAGGTTGACACCATGCCCGGCACCAGGCGAGATAGACGCCAGTGTCTTTTTCCTTGCCCAGAACAACCGCACCGCAAAGGTCATCGTCACCGCCCCCGTCAACGCCTAGAGTGATGACTTCGGATCGTTCTATCAGCTCATCCAGAGTCAGGGTTTCCTCCCCCGCTCCATCCCAATAGGCCTGTGCGCGCCAGCCATCGTCGCCCTGCGCCGTCCCGATCTCGACGTTGAAATGCTGGCTCGCAACCAAAGCCAGAGATTCCGCGCCTTCGTCCTCCGCCGTTTGGACCGCGTCGCGCAAAAAATCCCAATCAACGCTGCGCCCCAGATGCGGATTGACCAGCGCCCATGTGTCTTCGTCCTTCCAGCCGCCGTCTTTCACCAGCTCGGTCGGCAACTCATACAGCAGCGCCAGCATCGGCTTCTTGATCTTGCCGTCACGCACACGGCGGGCCGTGGTCACCTCGCTGCGAAACACGCCCACCGGCGGCTTCTTCGACTGCGTGGTGATCTGCAGAAGGAAGTGCTTGTTCGATGGGTGCGAAAGCGCACCCCGGATTTCCACGAACAAACCCTTGGCCGCGGGCTTGGTGGCGAACACATGCGTCTCGTCGATCAACACTGTTGCGTTCTTCAGGCCCGTGATGATGTCACCATCAGCGGCCTTGATCATGATTTTTGACGGGATCCGCTTGTTCAGATTGAAAATGGTCCGGGTGCTTTCCCGAGGCTCCGAAAAGACCTTGGTAATGCGCGCTGTGCGTTTGATGATCCCGGCTGCGCAATCAAAGGCGTTGCGCGCCAGTTCGATCGATGGAGCCACCAGGATGAACTGCGCTTCCGGGCTCATGTTGAGAACACAGGCCGTGACAATGATAGCGGCTGCGATGGCTGTCTTGCCGTTCTTCTTCGGGATCATCACGAAGAACTCGCGAAGATACCGTTTTTTGATCTCGGGATCGAAGCTTCCGAAGATCACCCGAACCAGGTCAAAGACCCAGACGTCACAGGTCTCGCCAAAGGTCGGAAACCCATCAAGGTCTGGGTTCCTCAGCTCCTTGAAGATTGCCAACGCCTTCTCGGCGTAGGCGTCATGCAGCGGCAACTCCGGAACCAGCGAGCGACCGGACTTGATACGATCCGCCCAATCCGGAACGGCGGTGCACCACTCGTTGAACGCTGCGTGGTTCAGAGCCGACATCAGTGCAAGTGCTCCGGATTCAGCAGCGGGTCAGCATCGATCGCTTGTTCAGCCGCCGCCGTCAGGGCTTCCTTCTTACCCTTCGGCAAAGCGGCCGGCTTAGTGGCCGTGGGTGCCGTCGCAGCTTCTTGAGCTGCGTCACGAACATCCTCTTCGTCAAGGATTTGCTTCATGGTGCGCATTGCGGACACGTTGCCTTTGCCGACTTGCTCATCGAGCTTCAGCATCAGCTTTGCCCGCAGATCGGCGCGCGCTTTGCGCCGCGCATTCTTCACGCTCAGCTTGCCAGATTGAAAATAATGCTTCGTCAGCGTCGGAAGAGTGATCCCCAACTCAAGGGCAATGTCCCGCTTGTCTTTGCCAGACGCGAGCAAGCCTCTGACTTTGCTAACATTTTCCGCAGTCGCAATATGCCCGTTGGCGCCGGGTTTCCCGTGATTGTCCGGGATGGGGTCACCAAGTAGGTCAAATTTCTGAGTCACAGAAAAAAATTCTCCGAATGAGGGGGGCGCGGGTCTAGGGTCTGGCACCTTTCAGACTTTTGACCGCCCCCCCCCTTTCATTGATGGTTGGTGATGCGCCGGGCATCAGTATTGCCCGCGCTTCTCGATGCTTTGCTTGACCCCGTCGTGGTATTCCTTCGACACGGCCTGAAGGTTGTCTTCATCCCAGAACAGGTGAAGGTCACCACGGTGAGGGATCTTATGATCGATCACAGCACTGTTCCGCGCGTGCTTGCCACCGACAAGCAGGACACCAGTTTGTTGGCATACAGGCCAGAGCCATGGGTGATCCCGGAAGAGTGGCGTCCGCTTAAAATCCGGCCACTCGTTTAAGGGAACCAGTTGCGGGCGCGATCGGAAGCACTGTGCATCCCGAAACAGTATCTTGATCCGCAACCTTTGCCACTTTGCAGTGTTAACCGGACCATCCGAACGCCGAATTCCCTTTCGCGCGCCATCCGTCGCGGCGCCCAAGCGCGACGGCATGGACCCAAGACGCGGCTTTGCCGCAGATAAGCGACCCACCGTTAGACCGGGTCAGGCTCCGGGCCGACACTCAGCATCATCGGTGCTGGCATCGTGCCGTCGATGTGAACGTGGATCGCGGCACCGGCATTCAGCGCCTTCAGCTCTTCCGGAGACGGGAACCAAGCGCTGGTCATGGTTGGAACCTCGCCACCCGCGACGTCGCAATGCCGCGTCCCGTCACGCAATGGCAACCCAAGGAAGCCTTGAGACTTGCCGCAGATGCGGGTCACGCCTTCGATTGTTCCAATGTCCATTTCTTCGCCCTTCAACCACGGCCACAAGTTCAAACGAAAAAGCGCCCGGCAGTTTCCTGCGGGCGCAATTCGGTTCGGAGGCAAGATGTCAACAGAAGCTCGATTGTGTCAACAACTATTTCGCCAAGGCTGCATCGGAGGCATGCGATCGGACACTGAATAGCGGGCCAAATCCATCCTCCGCAGGTCAGACCGCACCGACAGAAGAGCGCCCCACCACCGCAGATAACCACGGCGCGCAGCAGCGACTTCGCCAACGGACGGCGCCCAGACACAGGGCACCCAAAGCTCCTGACGAACCCGCTTCCTCCGGCCCTGCATGTACTCGACCTCGCGGCAGACTTCCGTTTTGCCGAGCTGGCCCAAATGGTTGCGCTTGGACCACGCACGCGGTTGCAACTTGGGCTGCCCCAAATTCCAGCGCGGCACGCGGCACATGCGCGCCAGTTCAGCCACCCAAATGGCCACGTCAAAAGGCACCGCATTGCGAAGCGCTGTCGCGACCAGCTCCGCGTCATCATGCGGGTGACTGCGCCCGAAAGACGTATCAGGCCGAACGCCCTCACCCCGCTCGAAGCCCATGGCCAGCATCTCACCAACCCGATGTTCTGCACTGACCCCCGGCAAGCCGATCCCAAGGGCGGCGCCAACCTCATCGAAATCGAGAGTGGCGCATTCCGTCGCGAACGCCCATTCCAGCAGCCGCTTGATCGAAATGATCTCACGCCCCTGCTCATCAACATTCCGCTCTCCGACATCAGCCGCTACCATTGACTCCGCCGCGTGCTCTTTGCCTCTGCTCATGACCGTCACGCTGCGTCCCCTTGCTCAGCCGCCTCAACATAGCCGCGCACCCGAGCCTCAAGGCTCCGATACCACGCCAACCACTGCAGATCGTCCGGCCAGCGCGGCGGCATCCCCCGCTCCTGCCGGTCCTCGATCTTCTTCCGCTTGTCCCGGTGCTCTGCCGCCCTCGCCTGGACCGCCGCCTGATGCTCTGGCTTGACCGGCGGAAACTTTTTCGCCTCCCAGAACTGATACTCCGCGACAAGCCGATCCCCCTCCAATGCCGCCCTGCCCGCAGCCGAGGCAAACCACCGCAACAGGTTCGGATGCTCGACCAAAGGCCTACGCTCAAACGACTCGGCAATCCCGAGGAACGCAGCCCGGCTCGGCCAGAAGTCCTTGCTCGCACCCTCACCCTTCGTGGCCATGCTCGCCACAAGCGCCCGCAGCGCATCATCGCTCAAATACGCCAGGTCATCGCAGATCTGATCAAGCATGCCCCGGCCCTGCTCAGCCGTCACGCCTTTGCGAAACCGAAAGCCCCTGCGCTCCAAAGGCTGGATCAACAGCACTCGCACCCGGTCCCGCTTGCTCTGAAAGTCGCCTGTCTCACTGCCCGTCATGATCGTTTCCCTTTCTCAGCAAATCCCGGCTTGCCGACACTCGGCATCGGTCAGCATTCCCGCAGCGACGATATGCCGAGACACGAGCCCCGCAGGATCGTGCAACTCGCGGATCGCATTCGCTCGCCCTTCCCGGAAATCCCGCACCGCCCGCTCGGCCTGCGAAACGGTCATCGGATTGTCCGAAAACCCGGCTGGCTTCTCGCGCGCCTTGGTTATTTCCTGGTTACTTACAGGTTCCTCTCCAGTGGGCTGGAGACGGGTCGGCCCTGAAATTGGAGTCGGGTCTGCCTCCAGATTGGAGACGGCTCCGACTCCAGATTTTGGAGACGGCTTTGTCGATTTTTTGGACCCACCACCGCCCGACTTTGGCGGATTTCCGTCTCCAGATTCTGGAGTCGGGTCTTGTGGGCCGTCAATTTCAAAGCCCAAGATGTAGCGCGTCGGGTTCTGGCGTTTCGTCCGGCCATCGCGCGTCTGGTGCCGCTTGATCAGCCCCTTGCGCTCAAGGCTGTTCAGAACGTTGTTGACGGTCCCGTTCGACACACCGGCCCGCTCCCGCAGATAGGCCTGCGACGGAAAGCACCCGGCGCTTGCGTTGTGACAATCGCACAGATGAAACAGCACCCGGAACTCACTGGCGCCGAGCAATGAGGGGTCCAGATCACTCAGCCAATTGGTTGCCTTGTGGCTCATCTCAGGCCACCTTCCGCGCACGTCACGCAGTCCGGGTCAAACGATTTGCCACTGCGCTTGCGCATCAGCATGCCCAAATCACGGCGCTTGACCTCGACTGCACCGCCAGCGACGGCCAGCCGCCTCTTGGACAGCGCAATGTCAAAGTGCTCCCTATGGGAACCGGGTTTCTGAAGCCATTTGCGTGACACACCGATCCGGTCGGCCATCGCCAACAGCTCTTCGGTCGAATCCGCCATCATGTGGCACATTTTCATCCGGCCAAAAGGCGCCTGCATGTCATCGACATAAACGGCCATCACGCCCCCTTTCCCAGCGCCATATCGCGCCAATACCCATGCACCGCCGTGAAGAGCGCATAGCGCCCCGCCGCGAACGCTTCCTCATCCGCGCGCAACTGCGCGGTGATCACATCACCGGCCGGGCCAAAGAGCGGGCCCAAACGGCCACCTCCGCGCGGCAGCACCTTCAACGCATCCGAAACGGCGCAAACAAGCGGCGCGCTTTCAACGAGACCGCCCCTGGACAGCGCCAAAGCGCTGCAGGACGCCACGAAGGCCGCGCGTGGAGGCAATCCGCTCATGACCGCCCTCCCCGCCCGAAAGGCGTCCCAAAGGCTTCGCAACACTGAAACCCGCGCGTGTCCGTCAGGCAGATGTCAGGCACGGCCTCATCCGGCAAAGCATAGCTCGGGAACAAGCAGGCCCCTCGATCCGCTGTCCGGCACGATGCCACAAGGAACGGAACCCACCACGCGCACACCGCACAGCCCATCAGCGCCCCCACTCCAAACGTGACCGCCCGCGTATCGCTTGCGCATCCGCATGCATTCGCGCGAGCACCGGGGCGAGCTGCGGACGCGCTTTCTTTGGCTCCACAGGTGGCGGCGGCGCGTCCAGAACAGGCGCAGACAATTCAGGCGCCGGCTCAACATCACCGCCGTGATCAACCATATCGAGCCGATCCCGCCGCGCGACGTGCCGCACCCGCGCCTCTGTCGTTTTGAGAAACACCGCCGCCGACTGCACGGAATGCCCCAGCGCCGCCGCACTTTGAAAGGCACGCGCCGATGGCGAAACACCATCCGGAAACGTGACCCCCAAATAGCCCGCCATCCGATTGACAGACCGCTTGTCCAAACCGATCACCGCGGCGGCCTCGGTGCAACAAAGCCCCGCATCCGCAAAGGACTGGAGCCACGCGCGCCGCAAGTCGCGCTCTCGCTCCAACTGTTTGGCGTACGTCACGAACCCCGTCATGCCCGCCTCCGCGCCTTACGGGTTTGCGCCGAATTGTACAGGTTCCGCTCACCATGAACGGTCTGCCACCAGCGCAGCGGCTCACCCGCCGCAATGAAATCCTCCTGGAACAGACGCCAACGCGACATCACCGCCCCAGGGTCAAGCCCCGCCAAATGGACAACATCCGCAAAGTCAGCCGTTCCGAACCACGCCCGAGCCGAGGAAAGCAGCTTGCCCCGCCCCCAGACCGGATCTCTGCGAAGCTCCGACGCGGTCCACGACCCGGAATTGAAGCTGTCGAGCCATGATTGCATCAGAACAAACGCCCACAGATCACGACACCGCACCGCATCAACCGGCCCTTCAAGATCAGCCGGAATCACGCGCAGCGCACTGTCATCAATCGGAAATCTGGCAAGGTTCACCGGCCAATATCTCCCTCGGAAAGGCCCCGGGGCACAGTGGCCCCGGAGAAGTCCAACAGGGAGGCGCGTGGAACCGCCGCCACGCCCGGCATCCCGGAAAAAGCCCGCGCGAGGAACGCCCCCGCGCGGGTCAGGTGGCCGCGCACCATCAGGCGCGGCGCAGGTATCGGGCAGGCGCCCGACTGAAATTCGGAACTCATGACGGCACCGCCTGGGAAACCCCATCGAGGTGATCCGCAACGGCCCGCAGCTCGGCGGCCAGATCAGAGGCCGCACAAACCCCCGTCGCCAAGGCTTTCTCTTTGCCGAACTCAGGCGACGGCGCGAGCCGCCAGCACACGTCCCCACCACCGGCAGGCGTCACGCGCAGCGCAACATGATCGACATCGAACACATGCCCCGCCATCACGCCCACCAGCGCGCGGGCATGCCGCCGTCCTGGTTTTCCGGCTTGATCGCAGCATCAGGACAAACCTTCGACGCTTCGATCATCCGGTGCTTGATGCCGGAAACCTGACCTTTGGTGAGACCCATCCCGCGCCCAACCTGCGCCGGACTGGCCAGATCCACATCAAGCCGCGCCATCACTTCGAGATCGAACTCATCGTCCTTGCGCGTTTGCTCGGCTACCAACCCATTCACACGGCCCATGTCAGACCTCCACAGCCGAACGCCCGGCCCATCCACCCCACACGCCCCGCGAGTGTTGGAAAGGAACACAGGCCCGGATGGGCCGGGCGTCCGGCTCGAAAAGATGAAAGGAAGGCGCGCGCGGCAGAACTGGACTTCCCCCGCTCGCTGAGGATAGCGTCAACCTGACGTTGATCAGTAACAAAGGATTTCAAATGAACTTTTTTGCATTGGATTATGAAACCGCGAACGCAGACCAATCGAGCATTTGCCAAATCGGCATGACAGAAGTCCGAGACAGCGCGATCCTCGGAACGAAGACATGGCTGGTAAACCCGGAAGTCGAGTTTGACCCCATCAACAGCAGCATTCACGGCATTAGTGCCTCTACGGTCTCCGGTTCTGAGAAACTCAGCAACCGACTGCCGACCCTCATAGCATCGCTGGAAGGTTCTACGGTTGTCAGCCATACCGCGTTTGATCGCGTCGCGACCTTCCGAGCATGCAAAAAGCTTGGAATCGCCCCACCGCAATCCACTTGGATGGATAGCGCCAGAATTGCACGGCGGGCATGGCCAGATGATTTTGGCAGTTCTGGTTACGGCTTGAAAAACGTTGCCAAAGTCCTCGGGATTTCTTTTGAGCATCACGACGCCGGCGAAGACTCCAGAGCATGCGCCCAAGTCGTTCTGCTCGCCTCCGAACATACGGGATTCACGCTTGCAGATTGGCAATCCCGGATTAAGAAACCGATTATGTCGATGCCTGAACAGACTGGGACGCCAAGTCCGGATGGGCCTTTCTTTGGTGCGACGCTTGTTTTCACAGGAAGCCTGGACCTCCCGCGCAGAGAAGCGGCGATGCTCGCTGCGGCAGTCGGCTTTTCCGTGGGCAAAAGCGTTACCCAAAAAACTGACTTCCTCGTTGTTGGCGATCAAGACGTTTCCAGGCTCGCGGGCAAAGAAAAGAGCAGCAAACACATCAAGGCAGAGCAACTTGCGAGTGGTGGCCACCCAATCCGAATTCTTTCCGAAAGCGACTTCCGATCTCTGATACCGGTCACTCCCTGATGCAGAAAAACCGCCTTTCACAGCTTTTGCGTCCCGGCTCAGGGAGGAGGCGAGAGCCGAGGTGCGCTGACCTGACGCCGGGAGGAGGTTGGCGACCGGTGTTTCGTGAAATGGGGCATCAGGACGGGTCATTGCGGGGCCTCGATGTCGTCGGGGCGCAGACAGTGAAACTTGGAACGGTCGAGGCCGCGCTTGTCGACTTCCTCGCCGAGTCTCTCCTCGGCTCGCCTTAAGGTCTCGGGAAAGTTCCTGCCGTTGTTCTTCAATCGGCTCACCAGCATCCCATTGCTAGCCAAGAGCCAGCCGACCCGGTAGTCGCTCAAACCGGTGAGATCTTGGAACTTAAGGATGTCTTCTTTGATGCTGCTCATGGCGGCATTATGCACTCTAAAGAGTGCAGTTCAAGGTGCAAAAATTGTGATGCATCGCACTCAGGCGAGTGCAATAATTAACGCCATGGAAGATAATCGCTTGAAAAGATTGCTCGAAGTTTTGGAGCGCGACCCTAGATCACCGAACCGCATTAGCGAAGACGCGCGGCTCGGAAGGAATTACGTGCGCACCATTACCAAAGACGGCAAAATGCCGAAACTCGATCATTTCGACGCACTCCTTAACACTATGAGCTATCAAGATAAAATGTACGTCTTAATCGGTCAGCGCCTAACGGAACAGGATCTTGAATTCGTCAGAATTCTGGCTGATCTTTCTCCTGAAGCTCGCCGTCATGCTGTAGATTTTTTCCGCGCTCTCGCAGAGCCCGCAGATAGCTAAGCGCCTCGCTTTTCCCCTCCTCTGAAAGCTTCACCCAAAGGTCGACTAGAACGCGATAGTCGCTCTCAGAATCGGTCATTTTAATATTCCCCACAACAAAGCACACCTGAGGGTTGCATTCTAAATCATCATATGCCTAATAGTAGGTTATTCAATATACAAGTGTAGATTGTCATGACTGACCTTGGACGAAGAATTGAAGAGATTTGCCGTCAGCGCGGCTTGAAGCTCAAACACCTCTGCGATGATGCTGGCGTTCCATACGGAACCCTCCACCAACAGCTAGCTCGCGGCTCCCGGATCCCCTTTGATACGGTTGATCGACTTTCGGATGCACTAGGGTTGCCGCTTGAGCACTTCAGCTCCATGCCATCACGAAAAAGAACAATGGAGGAAATCACGGGAGAGATTGTCTCGCTATTGCAGAGAGCGGAATCAAATCAGACGCATGAAATCGATACCCGCCCGACCGTTGAGACCATCTTTAGGCGCCTCAATGAAGCTGACTTTCGCACTGATCGGCTTGGCGACTTAGCGGATCGTTGTGATCTCTACCACCCGCTAGCGCCAGAAGACCGTTGCGCCCACCCCGTCTCCTTTGGGATGCGCAGCCTGTCGAGGCATGTCCTTGGAATGACAAGCACAACGGAATACTACAAGCGTATCGCAAAATTCGACGCCGACTTGAGACGCAGATCCTTTACCTCCCATAGAGACGCCACCGAACAGCAGTTCAATGTAAGCTCTGAGAACATAAACGAGGTTATTGAGGGTCAAAAGGTTAGCGGATGCTATCTAAGAGCTACTGCGCGCGTCCTCGACAACAGAAAGAGGGACAGAACCCTTATCTTTACTCAGTTCGTGTTCGCCAACGAAAAGGAGTTCAATCTGCCTTCGTGTTGACGCTAGCAGCGCATGTGAATCCTTGCGCCCGTGCGGTTCTGGCTTTCGCCAAATCATTGCTCGCCGAATGACGCAGGAAAAGCCATACAGCCGATTCAACGGAATGTCTGTTTCATCAACAAACCCATACATCCAATCGAATTTCCAGCGAGATACTATGATCAGCTTCATAACTTTCAGAAATTTTGCGAGATCGGTTATGGAGATGTTGTCGCGACCTTGGACTTTTTCGACGGTTTGCACCTGGCCAGTGTAAACAACCACACCGCGTATCAAATCAAACATCTGATCCAAGTAATCTATCGCGTCAGACCGCCGATCGTACTGACCAACAGAGACACGTCGAGTATAGGAACCCAATGTTTCATTCCGAAGATCAATAACTCGGGCTGAAACACTGGCTACAGGAACTCCATCACGTTCCAAGAAAAGCCAATATGCCTCGCCCTGCTCGAAGTCGAGCCTGCTTGGATCCATCATTGGAATAAACTCGAGCCTGCCGATCTCTCCAACTTTTGAAACAGCGCGTTCGTAATCATCCTCAATCGAGACGACATACCCCTTACCCTCCAGGGCCTTAATCAAGGGGCCTCCAAGACGTATTAAGTCGATCTCGTTCATGCGTCCCCCTCAGGCCTGTCACAAGGCTTGTGTGCCGCAGACGTTACCATGATTCCAGTATGGCGGAACGAAAACGGCGAACCCCTCATGCACTGGACGCACCTTAAAGAGTGCATCTTTCTTGACAATGCACTCGATAGAGTGCAGTTTCTCCACACCACCGAAGAGGCAAATGCCCGATCCGGCCATCGAGCCAACAGGGCGCTGATCGTGGACACATGATGGAGTGACCTTATGCGGAATGCCCCCGACTTGATCCATAGCCTGACCTGCAACAACCCGATCCCTTGCCTCGCACAGGACGCATGGCTGTCCTTGAAAGAAGCGCAACGGCTCGAAGACGGCACCAGCGGCGCAATCAACCCGGAACGTATGGCCCGGCTCGAAGCCATGCCCTCCCACTGGCCCACCGTCCGGCAGCAGCAGAACGAAGTACTGGCCAGCCTCGACGCCGCCCGCCCCCGCATCACCGCCGCGATCCTGCGGCTTCAGGGGGCCAGCGCATGACCTTGCTCTTTTCAATCTTCACCGCCTTCAGCGGCGCAGGCCTCTTCCTCTCCGCCCTCGCGATGATCAGCATGGCGCGGAGCTGGCCGGAGCTCGAAACCGGATCACGCACGATCGGCTTCACCATCATCGGCGGCCTGATCACCGTCTCCGGATGCTCAGGCACCGCCGCGTGGGTGCTGGCATGAAATCCCGCCAGCCCATGTCCGCCCTGCCCCGATCCCAACAGGCCGGGATCCTCTGCAACGATGAAACCTTTCAGAAATTCGTCGGCGCGCGGATCGGTCTGGCAGACGGCGAACCCGCCGCCCCCGGCATCGCGGCGGATCACGTCCGCTGGCAATGCGGCGTCCACACCCGCGGCGATCTGGACAACCCGGACACCCGCGCCTTCCACAACCGCCGCTCTGCCGCCGAGCTATGGGACGAACTCCGCACCGAATACGACGCCTGGCGCGGCGCCATCCCCCGCCCGGAAAGGGAGCCAAGCTGATGAATGACGAAAACATCCAAATAAACCGGATCATGATCCTTCGCAGACCCACCTTACCAAGGGCGCTGATTGCTCCCGGCCTACAACTCACTCTGATCGGCGTTGGCATTGCCACGGACAGCGCTGCGATGCAGTGGTCCGGCTTCGTCGCGCTTTGCCTGATGGCGCTAGCCGCCGCTGTGCTGTCTCGGATCGAACCTATGACCGTGGAAGAAGCGCGTCAGACGCTGGACACAATCGAAGCCAAAGAAGCCCTGCACACTCCCCGGCCTTGAGCCGGGGGCTTTGATGGCTTGCCGGGCCGACAGCCCCACGCGGTGTGGGGCGGGCACATCCTGGCAGATATTCCGGCAAGCCTTCCAAGCCACCACGAAGGGAACCAACACATGACCCGCGCCACCCCGGACAGCGTGATCGCCGCGCTGGACCTGACCGACCCGCCACAGCGCCACGCCGCAGACATGATCCGCCATCTCGCCGCCAAACGCAGCGACCAGCGCGGCTTCTACATGATCTGCCGCAAGCCCACGCACCAAGGCAGCAAGACCGAACCCAAGGCCCGCATTGCCCACTTCAACACCGCCCGGGACGACGCCCGCCGCCTCGCCCGCAGCGCAGGCGCCCCTTTCGTGGTCCTGGGCGTGGTCGATGTCGTGAACCCCACCGACGACCTCACCGGTCGCCTTCTCTGAGAAAGGACCCCAGCCGATGAAAGACCATTCCATCAACTTCCTCGAATTCCTGCAGACCTTCCGCCGCGGCGAGCTTCTGCGCGAAGTCGATCACCAGCTCGCAAAGGTTACGGACGCCATGCACGAGACCGGCGGCGACGGTGAGCTGACTATCAAGCTGCCCTTCAAGTTCAACAAGGCCGGGCAGATCGAATGCGTGCCCAGCATCGCTGCGAAACCGCCCAAAAAACCCATGGGCACCGGCCTTTACTTTCTGACGGACGAAGGTCGCCTTTCGCGCCGCGACCCCAATCAGATGGACATCGAAGACGAAATCGAACGCCGCCGCGCGGCGGAATGATCCTTACCAAAACTGACCAAACGGAGAAACGAAATGGAACAAACCCAAGACCCTCGCGCCGTTCTTGACGCGACCATCGACGCGGCGCGCCTGGCCGAGCCTGTGATCCAGCACGACGACGGTCGCAAGCACGCCTTCATCCCCGAGGGCTATGATCTGAAGGACGTGTCCGACCCGTACCTTTTGCCGCCTCACATCAAGCGGCATCTGATCGTGGATGATCGCGCTTCGCTCTCTGCCTATGCCAACCGGTTCAGCGACAAGCGCAGCCTGATCGTGGCCGACTATGACAACGGCAAGATCACGGCGTTCCTCGACTGGGACAGCGACAACCAGAACAAACTGCAGCCGCAACCTCGTGATCACAGTGCAACGCTGCTCCTTCGCGACAGCGAGGAATACAAGCGCTGGAGCAAGATGGAGGGTGCTCTGCATTCACAGGAAGACTTTGCCTTCTTCATTGAAGAAAACGTCGCCGACGTGACGTACCCCGACGCCTCCACCCTTTTGGAAATCTGCCGGGAACTCGAAACGACCTCTGGCACGGTGTTCAAGAGCGGCGTGCGCCTCGACAATGGCGACCGGTCCTTCACCTATGAGACCGAAACCCGCGTGAAAGGCGAAATGGTCGTTCCGACCGAAATCACCCTCGCCATCCCGCTCTATCAGGGCGAAGAACCCACCACGATCTCCGCAAAGTTTCGCTTCCGGCCCCGGCCCGATGGTCTGGTGCTTGGCTTCCAGTGGCACCGGGTCGAGTACCAGCGCCAGGCCAAGTTCACCGAACTGGCAACCGCCGCAGCCGAGGAAACCGGCCTGCCGGTCTTCTTTGGGCGCTCCTGATTTCTCTTTCTGGCCATCGGCGACGGTGGCCAGCGACGGAAACCAGCCCCCAACCGGGAGACACCCCATGCTCCAAAAACCAATTCTGAGAATCCTCCCCCTCGCCAGCGCCCTGCAGGCCCTCAAAGAAGCGCCGACAGCGGAAGCCCGCACCGAGGTCATGGCCAACATCATCATCGCAGGCGGCGGGATCTGGATGTTCGGCCCGGACCAGCCCGAGGGCATGGCCGAAATCTCGCTGTGCAATGTCGTCGGTCTCGGCGAGACCGCAGAGCAAGCCACGGCCGATTGGATGGCAGCCGCCGCGCGGACTCTAGAACATGGCGTCTGCATCCTTTGGTACGCCCGTCAGGTTCAGGCCGATTGCACCCAACACGACGACGTCACCGTCGCCGAGGCCTGTCGCATCATCGAGGCGCGCAGCGACGACCCCACCGAATCCGCACGCGCCCGCGACCTGCGGGTCCTGATCGAAGGCGAAGCCGCCTAAGCCCCCATTCGACCGCCGGTCGAATACCCCCGCCGCACAGATGCAAAGCCGGTGTTTGAAAGCGGCGGGGGTTGGAAATCCGAAAGGATCGAAGCCATGAAAGTGCTGATCGGATGCGAAACAAGCGGCATTGCGCGGCGAGCCTTCGCAGCTCTCGGGCACGACGTTTGGTCCTGCGACATCGAGGCCGCCGAAGACGGGAGTAACCGCCACATCCGCTGCGACATCCGCGACGGTATTCTTTCCGAAGGCTGGGACCTGCTCGCAGTTATGCACCCGCCATGCACCCGGCTTTGTCGATCGGGCAGACGCTGGATGTCCGGCCCGGGCAAATGGACCCAGCCCAAGCGCCTGCCGAACGGGCGAACATGGGCCGACATGCGCGCGGAGTTTGAAGAGGGCGTCGACATCTTCACAACGTGTTGGACTGCTCCCATCGAACGTGTCGCGATCGAGAACCCTGAAATGAACGACCTGGCGAAAGACCGCATGCCAGCCGATCTGCCGCCGCCCGCATTGGTACAACCGTTTTGGTTCGGGGAACCCGCATACAAGGCGACTGGGTGGTATCTACGCGGCCTCCCCGCCCTGCAGGCAACCAACAAGCTACAAGAGCCCCGTCGCGGCAGCGCCGACTGGAAAGCATGGAATGCGGTGCACCGCATGCCACCCGGCCCGGAACGCGCCCGCCTTCGCAGCCGGAGTTTTCCCGGCATGATGCAAGCCGCCGCGCATCAGTGGACAGATGCTGCAACAACCGAAATCAGGAGTGCATGACATGGGAGCCCCGAAAATCGTCTTGGCACTGGACGAAAAAGGAGCCGCTGCCGCGCTGACCTTGTCCGTTGCCAAGTTTCGACGCCTGGTCAATGCTGGGTCTTTGCCCCAGGCGCGCCGCGTTGGCGACGAGGAAAGGTGGTGGGTTGCCGATCTGGAAGCAATTCGTACCGGGGAGAAAGCCATCCCAGAGGATGAAGGATTCACGATGTGAGACCGCCAAAGCCGCGCATAACGAAGCCAAAGCTTGTCTGGAAGCTGAACCGCCAGAAGACTGCATGGGTGCCATATCACCGGGTGCGCTGGACCGTGAACGGCAAGCGCAAGGAAAAGGCGATCATGCTCGACTGGAAGGGCGATGCGCGCCTTCTCGACGAACTATATTGGAGTTGCGAAAGCGGAAGACACGAAGGGCAGAAAAGAAAGCCCAAGCACACTTGGCGCGAATGCATCGAGGCGTGGCGCAAAGATCCTAAAGGGCAAGGCAGGTTGGCGCGCAGCACCCGGGCCAGTTACCGCCGAGCAATGGACCGGATCAATGTGAAGAACGGCGACAAGAGTATGGGTCAGACCACGCCAAAAAACCTGTACCAAGCGCATCTCGCCATGAGCGCCACGCCGCGCGAGGCTGACCGGATGCTGCAAACCGTGTCTCTTCTCTGGAACTACGCCAAGTCAAAACTGTTCTGGCCGATCGGCGACAATCCGGCCAGCGGGATCGAACACTTTGGCAAGCAGCGCGAGTTTGAGCCTTGGCCCGCATGGATGGTTGGCAAACTGGACGAAGCGCCGGAGACAGTGAGAACCGCTGCAAAGCTGATCCTTGGCACCGGGCAGAGACCAGGAGCCGCGATCCAAATGCGCCGCGACGCCTTCGAGGGCGAGTATATGACGGTGACAGACGAAAAGGGCGGCCAGAAATTCGAGGTCTATGCTCCGGATTTCCTGCGCTCCTACGTGGCGTCCCTGCCTCACCGGGGCGATTACCTGCTGGCCCGGAACATCAAGCAGCCCCTTGGCTATGACGCCGTAGAGAAGGCGTTCCGCGCGTGGCGTAAAGACCTCGGGGTCAAGGCCAAGCCCTTTGTCCTCCATGGGCTGCGGAAGCTGGCAATCATCGAGCTGGCAGAATCAGGCGCAACCGATGCGCAAATTCAGGCGGTCACCGGACAGTCCGCTGAAATGGTCGCCTTCTACAGGGCCAAGGCAAGTCGCAAGGCATTGAGCCGAGCAGCGCAAAAAGGCCGGGAATAG